TCGGGCGGTGTCGGGATGTCAGGATATGCAACCTGCCCGATCAGGACACCATCATCATCTGTCAGTGTGCCATAGTCGTACATATGCGCTGCCTTGTACCGGCAAGCCTCCCCGGCATCAATCGCATCAATCAGTTCTTGCCGTGGCAAGCTACCGCCGCCGCGCCTGTCTGCTGCTGGGGTCAATGTCTCTTTTACCCTTGCCCAGAAGAATCCCATTATTTCCCACCTATATGTTTCAAGATTCTTTTCACAATGTCTTTTGCAACAGCCTTTGACATGTACATGAATTCCCGCTGCTCCATGTCACCAAGACCTTCGTTGTGGATGATGGCGTAATCAACTACCCTGCCGCCTGACTTCTTGTTGGTCTTGTCACCACCGACTGCAACCTTGGCATGGGTGGCATCTGAATCTGTCACGAAGCTGCGCTTCAGTGTGCCGGTGTCCTGAAGGATCTTGTCTTTGACGGACTTCTTTCCAGCAGCCCTTCGCCTTAGTCTTGCAACCCGGTCCCGCTTCCTTTGACGCGGCTTCTTCAGTGCTTTCCACCTGCCGCTTGGACCACGTTCCTTGTCGAAGTGGTCTATTACATCACGACGCATCAGAAGGGATATGCGCTTGAACAGCGTTTCCATCTGCCTAGGCTGAAGCCGCTTCTGCGCCTTCTTCAGTGCGTTTCCTATCTCTTTTGTCGTCGTGTTGATTATCACTGCTTGTCCCGCTTATCCTCAATGTCATCTGCCTGATCTTCTGTCATGGCCCAGTTGGATTCGTCATCAAGGTCAACTATGTTTTCATAATCTTCTGTACTGGACCAGAATATGTCTGACCGCTTCTCACTAATCAGACTGCCAGCGGTGTTGATTAGGTCTGCTTCCCGATCCTGATACTGCTGAAGCTGGTCCAATCCACGCTGATATTCCAGCAAGGCGTTATCAATATGCCGTTCATATGTCGCATAGCTTTCAACCGTCATGCCCCGTACCATCGACCGGCATATGGATCTGATGGCAGGTGGCACTGCGGTTGCACTGAATGGCACTGAATACCTACGCGCCAGCTTCCCATCAATAATCCCTTGCGCTTCTGTGATACGTTCGGTTATTACTGCCGCCGTTGCGGTGTTATCCTTGAGCCAAGGGGTAGTTGTGATGATACTGGAAGTTGTCGCGTAGATATTCGCCATTTACTTAATCCTGATCCACTTCTTGTTCTGGTTTATCCTGGTACTGAACCCCAAGGTAACGCCGCCGTTTGCCCTTGGGTGTGTCGAATACAAGCTGAACTTTGGCATACATGCCAACGTCTTGATCTGATACAACGAAGAAGTCAATCAGACCTTGCGCCTTTAGCATGTCCCTTGTCTTTTGTCCTGCTTGCCAGTCATCACCGAACATAACTTTTTCATACTTTTTCACGGCTTCCCGTACTGCCTTCTCTGACTTGGCTGCGTCCATTGCAACGCGCCGCTGATACTTGGCTGCGCTTTCAACGATTGCCTTGTTTTCTTCCGTGTCAGGTCCAGCACCGACATCAACCGCAATCCCTTGCTTCTTTGGTCTGCCCCTTGGCATCTCTCACCTCTATTCCCAACCTAGAGTTACAAAGGGAATGGGGGTGCGTGGGATCACCCCCAAACCCATAAAGCGCAAAGCCGTTAGGCCAGCGCATCCTCGATCAAGTATCCACACAGGGAACCAACGATTTTCGCGGCCCTCATGTATTCAACTTCAATCTTCTCAGCCGGACCACGCGCAACAGAACCAAGTGCATTTTCTTCCCACCGACGGACGGCAAACTCGTTAGAACCTTTCGTCAGAAGGTATCCGAAGGAAGCACTGCGGACTGAAGGCGACGGTGCAACGTGTGCAACAATGACATTGTCCGGAACGGCATAGGCCATTGACTCGGTTGCGCCACGCTTGGCAGTGTTATAAACGGCTTTCGAAATCACGAACCGCTCAACGTCAAACAGCATTGCAAAGCTGTTAATCTCTGCGAAGGCCGCTTGAACGTATTGAACTCTGGCGGTAACCGTGGGATGAAGTCGAACAACCTTGGCAACTTCGTAGTTCATGCCGACAACATTGGCATCGGTTCCGCTATTCTTCAGAATAACCAGGGATGCTGTTTGTACGTCTGCAATCGGGTCGGAAGTCGTAGAATACAGGCTCCACTGTGCCGTCGCTGCAAGGCTGTGGCTGTTGGAAGCTGCTGTGGTCGTGAAAACAATCTTCGCAATCTCTCGTTCCTCATGAAGCGCAAGACGCTGTGTCAGCATCTCTGTTGCATCTTCAAAAGGCGCAAGCGGCGCATCGCTGTTCTGTACATCGCCACCGGATACAACATCATGCAGGGCATGAAGTTCCAGTGAATACGACAGGTCAGACACGCTGTACTCAGCCTTACGGGACGGACCCTTGTCAGCTTTGTAGGCGTTCTTTACGATGAAATGCTCACGGCCATATCTCCGGATCTTCCCGGTATCTTTCGCAACAGAAAGCTGCGGAAACAGACCACGCATTGCAAAGGCATCTGCTTCGTTCTTGTAAAGAAGTGACACGTTGGTAAGGTGGGTGTCAATTCCAATGTCTTTTCTAGCTGGCATTTTTCCCCCTTATACCGTGTGCGCACCAAGACGCGGGTTGAAAAAGCAGTCCGCGATGGTGTTGGTTGCTGAAACAGTTTCCAGGATAATACCAGCACGAACTTGCTCAGCAGTTACGGTGTCTGATGCGTGAGGAATGGCGCTTCCAGTTGTGTTCGATTCAAACTCGCCCCCGGCAGTAAAGGTGTCATTGCAATGCACCTTGCCAAGTCCAAACTTGATAACGGACATGTAGCCACCGGAAGGACGGCCATCATTCTGCATCAGAACCATAGACTGATTCATGTTCGTAGTGGTATCAATTTGTTTGATCGTATCTTCTGCGCTAATGTAAGCCATGCGATAAGCGGCAGTGGTTGTGTCCAATGCCTCGCCAGCTTTCACAGACAGAAGGATGCTATCTGCATGTACGCTCATTGATAACCCCTATTTTTTTGTCAGTTGTTGTTTGTGAAACTCCACTTTTGCTTTCTTGAAGGTGATATTCTTTTCCGAAGCCAGCTTTGCAATCTGCGCATTCTCATCATCAGCTTCTTCCCCGACCTTCGTCTTGGGTTCGGTTGTGATGTCAGCCTTTGCAAAGGACTTCAGATAAGTAATAAAATCATCCCTTTCACTTCTTTCGTCTTCGACTTCCTTGCCTTCTTCATCCTTCTTGGTAAACTTCACCTTTTCAGTCTTAGAAGTTGCAGCAAGTCGCCGTTTGGTGGCGTCTCGTTGAGCGGGAGTAATATGCTTGTCTCTAACGAGATCCTCCAGGACGCCTTCGATTTCTTTTTCCTCGGCTTCTTTTCGAAAGGTACCTAATTCACTCTCCACCTGTTCCTTTTCCTTGGTCAGAGTGTCAACCTTTTCGTTAAGGCCAGAAATCTCGCCATCCTTGTCTTCAATCTTCTTGCTGAATTCTGCCTTCAGCGTTTCGGTTGCTTCATCAGTTTCAAACTTCGCAACCTTTTCTTTCAGTTCCTTGTTCTCTGCTTCAAGTTGTTCAATCTTTTTTTCAAGTTCATTGGCCATGTCTGGCACCTCCATAGTAAAAGTTTCGATTGTGTCGAAGCTAGTCGATGCGCCGAAACTTTCTACGGTTTCAACTGCATCATGTTCAAGCCCAAACAGGGCCATAATGTCATCTAGTGAAGTGACGGCAGGAACGTCGCCACCAAGAAAGCTGCAAGCTGCCATCGCATAAGGATGGCTGGTGCCGGTCTGATCGTCCTTGTAATTGCGGTATAGTTCCACAGACGGCTTCCGATACAGGCCATTTTCAAGGATGGTGTGCAACTTGTCAGGGACGCCTTCGAAGTCCGCAACCAGCTTGCCGCCGTTCTTGTATACGTTTGTCATCCAGCCACCGGCAGGAAGGCCATCGGATGCAAGCAGACCTTGTTCTTCGTTGTGGCCCAGTTTGATCGGCACCTTGATCGGCAATCGCTTGTAACTGTCTATGATCTGGTCAAGATCGTTGTCCTTGAATTCGCTTCCATTCCACTTGCCAGTTGCGAATATCTCAACGCCCTTCAGTTGTTTACCCGGCATCTTCGTCTTCCTTTGTTTCTTTTTTTAGTTTCCAGAATCCGTTTTCGCCATCAGCTTTGGACGCTGGCTCCAGACCGCCAAGTATCTTTGCAGAATCATCTGGCGTAAATTCTTCGTCCTCAAATATTGGCAAGAGAATTGAACGGCAGTTGAAATGTAGAGGCGGGGTGATTTTGTTTAATGCTGGATCGTTCACCTTATACACTGTCCCATCTAGGCTTTCACATACTGGCGTGGTCCGATTATCAAGAACAGCGTTATATTCGTAAGCCTTAACAAAGCCTTCAAGCCTAGGGTCTTCAAATGATGCGCGACGCCCTTGGTTTATCGCATCGCTTGTCATTGTCCTTGCAATGGTTTCAATCCTGCTGCCAAGCCACTCTGGCGCACTTTTGTTTTCTTGCAGATCAAGAAGTAGTTGCTCCAGCTTGAACACAGTTGTCTGAACTGAATCGCCGCTTGCAAGGCTGTCAAGCAGGATGCTCTTTGTCTTTTTCTTCATGTCAGAAGATAGGTTTGCAGAGGTAACACGCGCCTGTTCCTTGAAGTATTTGAACGCCTCCTTCGGCGGAAGCAGCCATTCGTCAAAATCTATCTCTTTCGCAAAGGTTTTCTTTGCACTTGAGATTTCCTTCTTTGATTCCTTGAATGATTCCTTGTATGCTTGCCGCTGGTTTCTATCAAGGGTTGTGCGTAGCTGGTTGGTGAATTTTACATCTAGTGCGTCAATCCCTGCGAAGTCCCTGCGCTCAATTATTTTCTTCTTCTTTATTGCGTCTATAAGATCATGGGCCATGTTGCGAAGGATTGGAACTGTCTCCTGAGTAATCGCCGCCTCTGCCTTATCAAAGTCGCCGTTGATCTTCTTGAAGTCCACCCGCTTGCCGAACTTGGACTGGGCCATCTTGATGACAACAGGGCCATGAGAACCGCAACCACAGCCCTTCGCGTTGTCTATGCGCTCATTAAGTTCTAAATTTTCAATTTCATTAACAGGGTTGGTTGAATCCTTTGGCTCACCTTGTTTATCTTCTTGCGGCTCAACATTCTGACACGGCACCTGGAATTGTGGCGGGAAGGTTGGTTCTTTCTTTTCTGCTTCTTCAACTTCTTCATTCGGGAAGTTCAGAAGATCCAGGAAGTGCTTGATCTGTGCTTCATTCGGCTTGAAAGCATTGGCACTGACGGCATCTTTCCAAAGACCGGCGTACACTTCGGCTTCATTCAATCCAAGCGGCTTCAGCTTGAACTGCGGCATGTCTTCCTGATTCTCAAAGTTAATGGAAATCAGGGGCTTGATTATCCGCAGATTGATTGACCGTTCCAGATAGTTTCGAAGCCGCCCGACAATGATGCAGAACATGCTGAACTGGATGTCACCTAGCGAATAAGATCCGCCGGATGTCTTTGAACCTGACAAGCCAAGCAGGTCCGGTATAAGAAGGGCACGGGCAATTCCAAGGTCGCATTTTGACATCGCTTCTTCGAAAGCTTGGCCCATTCCGGTGTGATTCGTTTCATGCATTGTGAGGTTAGCGCCCTTGGGCACTATCATTGCGGTAGCGTTTTGGAATGACTTGAGGATGGTTTCCAGCTTTCGACGGTCAGTCTCAGATATACTCTTTGGAGTTTCGACAACGGGAATCGGAAGGCCAAACCTCTCGAGACCCCGTGCCCAAAATTTGCGTGTAAGTTGTTTGAATACCCACCACTTGTAAGCTGATTTGAAGTCAGAACGCCCGTAAGGATTGCCGAATTCGCTATTGCCCCGAAGGTGGATCAGCCGGTTATGGTCAACCGATAGGTGGCCCTTGTTGGTGTACTGGATCAGGTCTTCAATGTCGCCGTATTCATCCGTTCGGATTTCGAAGGTGTGTGGTGCCCGAACCCGGATATCACGAAGGAAATACAGTTTTTTCCCTTCCCACTCCTGAAGCTGGTAGATAGGCTCACCGAACATAAACCCGTAGGCAAGAAACGACAGCATATCATCCATCGGTTCTTCGAATGGGCGGTCTGTTCGGTTATTAAAGTTTTCTTCCAAGAAGGCTTTGCGGTCGTCATCTTCATCACCTGTGATTTCATAGCCGTTGGAAACGACCATGTGCTTTTTGATCTGGTACGCGGCCATCACCTGTTCATCGTCCAGCATATCCCGGTATACATCCAGGGTGCCTTTCTTGCGCACTAGTGGGTCTGGATTGTACGGCTTCAGGGAATAGTCAACGAATTCATAGCCGGTTTCTTCGGTAACGAAGGAATCTGAAATATCTTTTATGTACGAAAGGACTTTTGCGGCGTCGGCTTCTTTTGGCAACTTCAACCCCGTGGAGGAAAGCTGCCGCCGACAGGCTAGGCAAGCGAAAAAGGTTTGCGGTCAACAGACAGCACAAACCAGATCATAATTGTAACATGGAAAAGTAAGATTGTGAAAGAAAAAAGGCGGGGCCTTGCTATGGTGGATAGGTCGCGCTTGGATCACCTAATTCATTTCAAGGCCCCAGACTGCCCGAGCTACGCGTCGAACAGATATATTACCGGGGGCAGGGCGCTACTCCTGCTATCTGGTTTAGGATATGGGCCAACGTCCTGTAATCCAATACAGGAAGTTTTACAGATTCTCTTGGCATAACCAGCAAGCAAGCCAACCACATCCCGGTGCGTGTCTCCGGCGGTTCCCGTCCCATTTATGTTTGGCCTTCTCCCGATTCCAAACACCGCTTCTACCACGCCGCTCCCGGCTTATTCAGATTTCAAAGGCGGGTTGCCCGGCACCCGAATGTCAACTCCTTGAACCGGACAACCCTATAACAGAAAGGAAGGACAAAACGATCCCCATGAATCTAGCATCACAGATCACCAACGTCAAGTAACCAAGTGTGCAGATTCTTCAGACACCGTAAACTTTGCCGCCTTTCCCGAGCAGAACGGTATGCTATCGTTTACCATTCCATCGCTAAATATAACGCCGCCGCTTGGCATATGTGACTCTATCTTGATTTCCATTCCATCCCTCAACACACCAAGGCACATCGACGCACCTGAATGTCTGCTTTTGAATGGCTCCCTGACGGCGAAGCACATTTCCTTTTGACTTTTTTCCGGCTCCCACCTCTTTACGTCTTGATTCGATGCGCCAGCGATCATATTGAAGACAGACGACATCCAACCAGTTGCACCCACTGGACCGGCTATTAATACGCCGCTTGATGACTGATGCTCGTATTTTTTGCTGCCAATCCTTATCAAGTATTCGGCTGATTTCTGGTCATGTCGGCCAACAAAAAATTCATTAAGTGCAAGCATCGCTTGTCCGTCATCCATCTTCATTGAAACAAACGGGGCGGAAACGATGTCAAAATCGCTATTCAAAAGTCTGTCGAGGTCTTTCATAAACGATTCATGCGTGAACGGAACCAGTATCCCATCATTTCTTTCTGGATTTGAATTGATGCCAATAATCGGAAGGCCCCGTGCATACTTCGCAACATTCACAACAAGACCATCTTGGCCGACAACTATACAAAGGCCCCCACTTGCAAACCCAACAGAAGAAATCAAATCCTTCTTGACCTTGTGTAATGCCACATCGTCACTGCTGTTTAATACTGATATAATCACATCAAGCGATTCGTTAACACTTTTCGAATCTGCAACATACTCGTCTAGGGAAACACAATTTGATGCAGCCAGATACTTCGCTTGTCCGATTGTCCCCCATGTTGACTTTACAGAATCAAGCCTTGTTTCGTCATATATTAAGAAAACATCCCTCATTTCAACAATCTGCCAAGCATGTCTGGTGTTATGGAAATCTCGTTAATTTTACTGGCGTTCTTTGCAAGATCATGTACCGCGTCTGCTAGAATGCTATGTGACATGTCAGAAGAACCATTCATTGCCGCGACAACGCGCCAATCAAGGCCATTAAGTGCGCCAACCCGCTTCTTTAGCCCAGCAGCCAAGACACCTGCTTCCATTTCGTCATTCTTTGCGCGTTGCTCAACATAGGATGTTCTTGCAGACTCGTTTATAACATCTGCGTCTGTTTTCTTTTTGCCAAGCTCAATCTGCGTGTCTTGTCTCTGCCTTTCTAGGTCAAGTTCTGCATCCTGGCTTCGCTTCCTAATGAGGATGGAATCGGATTGCTTTTGTTTTTCTATCTCTGCGTTTCTTTTTGTCACCAGTTCTTTCGTGTTTAATTCGTTGTCCTGAACTTCCCTTTCAGTATCAATCGCCTTATTTCGCCTTTCAAAGATCGCCTTGTCAGCCGCCATCTGAACAGACTCCCTGACATTTGCCTCTAATGCGCGTATCATTTCCGGATCTGCCTTTATTACAGATATTGAAAGGCCAATGACGCTAACGCCAGCGCGCTCAAGCGTCTTGCTTCCTTCGATCTTGTTACCGACATCCTTAGAGATTGTGCTGCTATCAGTTATGGCTGTCTTTAGATCATGTTTTCCAACCGCTGACTTTATGGCGACGCCGAGTTCTGACAATACCATTTCTTCAATTTCTTCAAAAACAGAATCATCCTCGAAGTCGCCACCATGCGACACAGACAAATTGAAAGACTCGGATGCACTTTTGGTGTCTGAAAACTTGAAGTTTATTCTGCCGCCGACATAAATTTGCTGGTAGTCTGATGTCAATTCTTTAAAATTGAATGTTCGACCGAAGTTTGTTATCGGAACCTTCACTATTGTTGATGTTGGTGCAAAATACAGCATCCCAAGGCCAACACCTTCCCGCACGACTTTGCCTCCCCTGAACCTCATTACATGGCAGCTTGGATCTGGCTTCAGATAATTGTAACCTAGCATGTTACCCCCCTTGTTATTTTATTGTTTGAAGATACGACTAAAGATCGCCAACGTCAAGCCCCACATCAATGTCCATTGTGTCCATACTTTCAAGCCCTTGGGGTATCGTGATGTTTTCGCCAGTCAGGATATCTGCCCCTGCATATTGATCCCACAGCGCAAGGCAAGCGGCCATAACCATGTCATCATGGCTGTTGCTGGTGTCGTCATCCGTTGCCATCCGGGCCCGCTTTGATGATGAATGCCGACCCTTCCCCGGCGCAGAAAAACTCATGCCGTTGGCAGTCTGGACATATTCGAAATTGATAAACTCGTTTTCTTGTACCGGGTTCTGAAGCAGCTTGATGTCTTTTGCCTGAAAGAATTTCACCGCATTATCAACAAGTTCCCGCTTTGTCTGGCTGGTGAACTTGAAGGGCGTGATATTCATTCCCTTTTCTTCCATCATCTCGCACACCGGATCACCAACCCCTGTGGCATCAACGCAGATCGGTGGCCGGTTGTACTGCTTTGTCAGAATGTGGATCTTGTCTACCTGATCGTGCCATGACATCCCATGCGGCAGTCTTTCGACATATACCTGATTCAGCCCGTCGAATACTGAAACCACCGTATAATCGTGGTATTTGGCAAGGTCAACGCCAACGGTATAGTTTACACCCGGCCTTGGTGGTTCAGGCTGAAGGATCGACAAGTCCCTGACATTCGGGAACACAGACCCCTGATTGCTGATGAATTCTGCCATGAATTCTTGCTGAATAGACCGCTCTGGCATGTTGCGGGTAAGCATCTGGTAGAATTCACGGTCAATCGTGGGGTTGTCCAGCGTCGGAAGCCTTACAGCAGACCACGCTGCAAACTCAGGGCTTTCGTCAATCCCCCACTGATACATGTCATAGTACAGGTTCTTGCCCTTGGGGGTTCCGATAAACATCACCTGGCCCTTGGTGTCCAGAACCGTCGCTGCCAGACTGTTGTACCAGATGCTGGGCTCCCACAGCACGATACCTGATTCATCCACCACAAGGGCAAATAGCCCCTCCCCCTCAAGGTTCTGCGGCTTCTCACCCGACTTGAAGCAGATAGTGGTGCCGGTCACAATGTTAATTGACATATTCGACAGGCTGTAATCAAGTTCACCGTTGGACTTCCGGGCTATCATCCCGGTCTTTCCGTATATCCGGATCATCATCCGAAAGGCGATCATGGCCTGTTTGTAGGTAGGTGCTACCCACCACGCCTGACCCGTGGTTTCGTGCATGGCCTTCCAC